TTTTTTAATAAATTCAGCTATAGTTAAAGATATTGATGAACCATATACAATTGAAACTGTTCTTATGGGTGATAAAACTGGTCGATTACAATCCTCTAATCTTAATGCATCTGTTGGTCCACCTTACAAAGGAAAAAAGAGTAATTATGTATATGGTGTTCCTGGTGAGAATTTAGTATTACATGAAACTATTTCTGAAGATATCATTCATACTATAGAAGAAATGGAAAAAGGTTATATGCCTGATGAAGAATTTGAATCTTGTTTAAAACAAGAGCCTATAACACCAGAAAAAGAATCCGAAGCAAAGGTTCGTGTTTTTTGGATTTCTCAATTCTCTATGGTTATTCTTCTCAAAATATATCTTGGACCTATTTTTCAATGGTTTAAAGAGAACAGATTTGTTTTTCCTTTTAAAGTAGGTATTAACGCATCATCATCTGAATGGGATCTTTTTGTTCGTTCACTTATTGCTCATCATTCCAATATTGTTGACTCTGATTTTTCAAATTGGGATAAACATTTATCAATGATGATTTTAGCTGGAGAAGTTGTTTGTAAATTGTATGCCCTTTTAGGGTGGTCTGACAAACATATTCAGATGGTTAAATTGTTAATTACTACTTATGCTAAAGGTTATTATAACTTTGAAGGAGTAGTTTTTAGAGCATTAATGGGAGGTTCCTCAGGTAAGTACGGTACTGCAGAAATGAATTCAGTTATGCAGTTGTTGTATGAAGAAATGGCTTTAGTTGTAGCATTAGTTTTACATTTTCGTATTAATATGAAAATGGCAATCCAACTTGCAAAAACTAAATATCCATTTTTTAAACATATTACTCATGCTTGCTATGGAGATGATAGTGTTAAATGTATTTCAGATGAACTTAAGGAAATATACACTCCTGATCTTATGGTCAAATCAATGGCAGAGCTGGGCCAAGTTGTTACAGATGGTGCTGATAAAACTAAACCTCCTCAATATAAAACTCTCGATCAAGTTTCATTTCTTAAACGATCATTTCGGTATGATGACGAAATTAAGGAATATAAAGCTCCACTTGCAGAGAAATCTATATATAAAATGCTCGTTATTCGCGATGTAGGCGATTTAAACGACATTCAACATTCATGTATTGTGCTTGAAGAAGCACAAAAACATTTTTTCCTCCACGGAAGGGAAAAATTTGATAAATTTGTTATCAAAGCTAAAGATATTATATCTAACATTCCAAGCCTACATGATACCAAAATATTTGATTATGATGAACTTTCTGATTTATATGCAGAAAGTTATAATAAACAAATTCCCTTTACCTGTGCTTACACAGGTAGTCTCGAGGAGTTGTCTCGAGACCGCCCCTTTGATGAGAAGGAGTGCGAATCATAAATAATTTTAATTGTTGTGATTCGATCACAACAAAATTAATTTATGTTGTGATCGAATCACAACAATTAAAATTATTTATGATTCGATCACAACAAAATTAATTTATGTTTTTCATTTGATTCAATTGAAT